ACTGGTATGTGCTCTTCAACGGGTTGTGTGCCCATCATTTCGCACATTTCAAAATACTGGTCTTTGGTCATACCTACGCCACTATTTTGAAAGTAGTTAACCAACATCTTTCGCAGTTGGATTAACTGTTCTTCGAAAAGTTTCCCAGGTCGTTTACCTGTTCACTAATAAAGCTGTCAAATGCGCTGCTGTTCTTCATTAAGTACAGCGCGTTTTCTGCAGTATACTCAAGAGTAGCATTTAAGTCTTGGCCAGTTAAATCTACTGGAGCAAGTTGTTCTAGGTAACTAAGCTTTAGTCCATTCCAACCTTTAATAGCATTTTGCACATACAGGTCAAGGAAAAGCTCGTCATTAAATTCTTCTTGTGGACTACGATTCTTGAAAGTTACTTTAGTAGACTTTTTACGAATGTTCAGTAGCGTCTCACGTGAAAGGAAACATACCTGGATTTTAAAATCAGGCATTCCTGGAAATTCTACTTCTACTTCTTTAGAAGGTACTAGTAAGCTTTTGAGATTTAGGGTCATTATTGTTTTCCAAATATTTAAAGAAACGGGGAGGAGATCAACCCTCCCCGGTGTGTAAAAACTACACTAATTAAGCGTAATAACGAATTTCTAAGTCGTTTGCTTTTGTTAGATCGTATGTGCTTGTAGCAACGTCGTAACCTTGAGCAGTAAAGTTAATTGTAGCCGATACAATCTGCTGAACATCTACTGCTGGAATACCGATTACTGTAGTAGGCATTGATAGCTCTACGCGAGTACCTGTTGCACCACCTAAGTTAATTGCTAAACTGAATTTAGGCTCTACAGTGCTTGAAGCCTGTGCCAACATATTCTTTAGCAAGTAGCCAATGTCCCGCGGACTAGCGCTAGCTCCAGTTCTTAGGTACGCGTTCATAGTACCAGTAATAGAGCGAGTACCAGTAAAGTATGTTGCAGGGCTATTTACTGTACCTAGTAGTGCTGGTGTTAGATATGTTACGTTGTTGTTGATAGTAATACTGCCGCCTGTTAACGCAATTGGGAAGGTATCACTTGTAGTAATATCACCTAAAGCTACTAGTGGCGTTAATGTGGCTGCAGTTAGCTTATTTACTAAATATTCGCTATCCGTTACTTTTGGTAAGGCTCTTGCAGTGCTACCTAAAAAGTTCGTGTTACCATTTGTAAACACACCGGCACTATAAGTAATGCCAGAATCAAACTCACGCATAGCAGAAGCTTGGCCTGTCCACTGTATTGCAGTAATACCGTCTAAACCAAAGTCTACAGTAGCTTGCGTTAGTACCGCCTTATCAATGGCGTACATAACGTTATCTACTAAGAACAGTAAACCAAAGGACTGCAGTACGTTAGTATCGCTAGAAGCTGTTGTAATTAAGGTTGTTTCACCACCTAAATAAGACCAAGCGGACTCTGTTAGTCTGATTGAGTTCGTAGTTGGGGCAGTAATTGTTGTAGCAGTAGTAAATGGTCGAACTAGTTCTAGTTCAATACTGGTTCCGTTTACTGTGATTACTTTTGCAGCACCGTTAAGTTTATCTTGTCCAACTGTTGCCACTAAGCCATTAATAGTAACAATATCATTTGCTGCAACGCCTGGAGCAGCTAGTGTTGTTGCGCTAATTAGTAGGCGGTTAGTTGCAGTTGTATAAGTTGCTGTAATAGTACCAGTTAACTGAAGGTAAACGGCATTTATTTTTTCAAACTTAATATTAGTTTTTGTAATATTAGCGTCTGCTACGTCAGCTGTGTGCGGATCAATTGCAAATAATGTTAGCGTATTACCTGCTTGACTTACTACACGATACTCACCATTTAACTCAGTAACAGCGGCTGTAGTTCCAGTAATACCAGATAGTCTTACAATTTCTCCAGCCACTAGTGTAGCTGCGCCGCTGGTAGTTAGTACTAACTGGCTGCTACTAGTAGTGTATGTGGCTGCTGTAACGCTGCCAGCTATTGCTGTGGAGATAGGCTTGTTGCTTAGCAGTGCGTTCCACAAAAAGCTTTCTTCTGCAGTGACATTTCCACCAATGTCTTTTGGTCGAATGTAAGTGCTAAAAGAAAAGTCTACTGGTGCTAAGCTAGTGTTGAATGTGCGCTGACCACGAGTAGGTGTACCACCGGACTCGGAAACAGTTACCGTTTCTGTATTTGTATTTTGAGAAAAGCTAAGTCCTTCAAGAACTTGAATTTCAAATGTATTATTGGTACTAAAGGGGCTAGTGCTAGCCCCTTGTACTGTACCTGCCGTGTCAGTATTTGTTGTAAAAAATACCTTGGCGTTACGTACTAAATTTAATGCCATGAGCCTTACTCCCTATTAAGCTGAATAGGTGATAGTCAGCTCGTTTGTAGCATCTAAGTCAAATGCTCCACCAGTCTTGCCTTGTGCGGTGAAGTTAATTGCTGTTGAAACAACTTGCTGCACATCAATCGTAGGAATTGTTACAACTGCTGTTGGCATACTGAAAGTTACCTTGGTAGTTGCTGTGCTGCCACCAACTGCTAGTGTAATAGCTGCTTCTGGTTCGATGTCTGTAGCTGCGTTAGCTAACATGGTCTTTAGTAAGGTACCAGTATCGGTAGATCCGCCTGTACGTAAGTAAGCGTTAATAGTACCTGTAATGCTTCGAGTACCCGTAAAGTAGGTAATTGGAGCATTAACGATACCTAAGTTAGCTGGCGTTAAGTAGGTAACGTTGTTGTTAATTGTTAGACTACCACCAGTAATAGGAATATTGTAAGTAGTGCCGCCTTTAACTAAGCTTAGGGTAGACAGTTTGTTTGCAATGAAACCGGCTGTAGTTGTCTTGGCTAAGTAAGAACCTGCACTGTTACCAAAGTTGTTACCACTGCCACCGCCAAAAGTGTTATCTGCCTGCTTAACGCTTGCAGCTTGACCCGTCCACTGAATAGAAGCAATACCGTCTAATCCAAAATCAACTGTAGCTTGTGTTAGCACGCAGTTATTGATTAAGTAAGTAACGTTGTCTACAATAATAACTAAACCAAAACGCTTTAGCTGGTTGGCATTGCTATTTGCTAAACTTACTGTACCTGCGCTCCAAGCATTAGTACCTTGCGCAGCAAACATAGCGTCCCACAGTACGCTTTCTTCTGCTTTTACACCGGTGCTGTTATAAGGGCGCATGTAAGTGGTAAACGTAAAGTCAACAGGAGCTAAGCTGGTGTTAAACGTACGCTGACCACGGCTTGGAGCACTACCAGCTTCATTTAAGGTAACAGTTTCTGTGTTTGTGTTTTGTGAAAAGGTAAACCCTTCAAGAACTTGAATCTCAAACGTAGTAGCATTAGTATGACCTGTAGTCAGTACCTGGTACCCGTTAGCTTGAGTGTCTAAGTTAGTGGTAAAATATACCTTACTATTACGGACTAAATTTAATGCCATAATCTTTCCTTATTCTGTATGCTCACAATGTTATGGCGTAACTAGACATTTATCTGTTTTGCCTTACACTGAACATTAGGTTAGTGCGTAACGCACCTGTAAATTTATTTCACCTACGGCATATGGGGCTAACAGGCCTTCGTCCGTGGTTATAGACTGAATTAATATTTCAGTTGTTTGATAGTTGTTGGTGGTGTCGTAGGTTAACACACGATTTTCATCAACAACTCGTTCAATATCTTCCAACAAGTACTCTAGCTCCTGTTGAGCATCTTCGCCCTTACAGTAAACTTTAATTGAAATGCCTAAAAATCCCCAAGTAAAGTTGCTTGGAAGATATTCGCGCATTTCGGTGCCTGGTGTTAAGTACACACTAGGAAAATCCTGCACTTCGTCCCAAAACTTTAGTTTGGGATACGCGTTGTTGTGCAAGTTTGTGTTGTAGCCTTCAGTGCCATCAAGTGTTTGATTAAGCTTGTCGGCCAGGGCTTTGGTTATAGACGTTCGTTTTGTCATATGCTTACTGCTCGCAATCTATTGGCTACCTGCTGTTGAGCAATTTCACGAATTGACTTAGAAATCAGCAGTTTAGGGTCTCTGCTAGTTGGGCTGCTTTGCTTTCCGCCTTGAGAGAATGTAGCATATGGGTTTTTCATATAGGTATAAAAAGCAGTTATCATACCTTGGCGACTTATTGAAAGTCGTTCAACATTTACAGATCTTGCAAATCTTCCGGTTCTGTAATTTAAAACATCGCTACGGGTACCGTCACCCATATTTTTTGTAATTGCACTAAAAAGATTAGAGTTTAGTAGTGCTAGTAACTTGTCAAGGCCAACCAATGAGCCTTGAGTAGTGGCTTTTGGTAATTTTTGTGGCTTTATTTGTACTGCACCAGATTTTGCCTTAGACTTTATCTTTTTTGAAACGTCTTTTACTATAGCCTGTATAGGTATAGCTTCTTGCAAAACCTTCTTACTTTTATTTGCTTTTACAATATCAGGAGTACTGTCACCCTTAATTGTATTACGTATTTTATCAAATACGTACTCATAAAGAGACGGTGAAGCAGAAGAATTAATTACAATGTCTGTAACTAAACCACCACTAAACTTTTTCTTTGCTTGTTCAACTATGTCTGGTAAGACCGTGTCGCCAATATACTTCTTTATTCGTGCAACTTCTTGCGTTCTAAGTGTTGCAGTATTAAATTTTTGTGGCATAGTAACCACAAAACTAAACTGCATATCAAGCAAAGTTTTAGCTGATTCTGTGTAATTTTGCGTAAAAGTTATCCCGTAATCAGCTCGTAGGTATAAATCAGCAATACTTGTTTCTAGCCCCTCGGCTTTTGGGTCACCACTTAATAAAAACTGCTTTTCTTGAGCAGCTGGCATATTAACACCAATTAAGTCGCCAGTACCTGCATACGCAGCAGTGTGTCCTGCGTTAACAAAGTCACCAATCGTAAAGCGATTATTAGGGTCTTTACTGTATCCACGCAAGCTTATATCATAAGTTTCTGTAAAAGCCTTGCGTAAATCGTCGTTTAGTAAGCTGTTTACTTTTTCAACGGCCAGGTTAAAAGACGGGCCAATAATCACATATTGACCAGGCTTTAAGCTTGCTACAATTGAGGGCCCATCTTGCGCTATATAAACACCAGCTGATTTTAATATAGTACGCAGCTCTGCTCCAAAACGGGTTGCAGCATTTCTATAACCAGTATAGCTGCTACGCTTTGCAAGAGTATCCAGTAATTTTGTATAGCTGGTATTTAAACTGTCTAAGGTATCGGAAAAGTTTTTCTTTGGCAGTTTTTCTACTGCGGCTTTTACAGTTTTTTCTAAAAATATAAGTAACTCGGCTTTACTAGGATACTTTGAAGCAATGTATTCTTCATTTTCTACAAAGTTATTTAATCCCAGACCTTGAACTAAGGTATACACAATAGTAGATGTATCCACTATGTAAAAAGTGGGCAGGTTAGCGTCAATAAGCTCACGTAGTCTTTTTGATTCTAGCTTTGCAACATCAAAATCTTTATACAACGCACTTTTCTGTACTTTATTATTTGCACCAGCTAAGGCACTACCTGAAATTATATCAAGTAATCTTGAAAAGTGAATCTTTCTAGCCATTATGTATAATCTACCCTGTACAAGTCTAGCACACGCTTAATGTGTGCTGGGAAGCCGGTATTTGTAACATACTCAATTTGAATACCATTTGCGCTTGGTGCTTTGTTGCTGTGAACTGCACCGTCATTGCGGCGATAGTAGTTTAACAAGTCCATGACCGCTAGTTTTAGGTCAACAGGTACGCTTTCGTATCCTGCAAAGTAAGTTACTTTAAATCCGCGAGGAGTCTTTGGAAAACCGCTGGGTGCTGTACTTACAACACTGTTCAGGGCCTGGTCAACATACCAGTCTACATACTCAGTTAGTTCAGTCCAATTTTGTCCAAAGTCGCTGCTATACTCAACTGAAAGAATCTGCACCAGTGGCGATTCTTTTAGGATTAGCGACTGGAAACCGCCATTAAATTCTTCCGACTTAGGGTCGCTGTAGTAATCAGTAAAACCTGTACCACAATAATTTTTTACCAATTGCGAGATTTTTGGAATCAGCAAATCAATCTCAGCATCGTGGTTTGTACTAGAAATTCCTGCGTAGGCTTTGTATTCTGCTTTTGTGATTAAATCTGCCATATTTAAGCCTCTCTTATTGTCTTTTAATGGGACTAGCATAATCCCATTAAAAGACAGGGATCCGAAGATCCCTGTTAGATTACTTAAGCAATTAAGCTACGTAACGTAGGGCACTTACGCCTGGGCCGTAGTTGTTAGAAACCTGTACCATGCCAGTACGTAGGCTTGCAACCATGACACGACGCTGTGTCTCAACTAGTTCTTGAGTGTCGATGCGTAGACCGCGCTGGCTACCAACTAAGAAGTTAGCAGGAGCAACAGCGATAGCAGCAGCTTCACCAGCACCCTTGTCAGCAAACTCACCAGAAACGATAACTGGGCTGTTACCAATGGTACCAATCTGGCCAGTTAGTAAGGTGGCCTGAGGACCAACTTGGTTCATTGTCTGGAATACGCTGTCGTCTAGTAAGTCGTAGTACACGTCTTGAGAAACGATGTAAACTACTTCAGCTGGGTCAAGACCCCAAACACCGATGTCACGACGTAGGTTACGTAGTGTGGCAACAGTTGCCTTGGTTGCGTCGCTGATGTCTAGTGTGTAGGCGCTGGAAGCGTCACGAGCTACTAGACCAGTTACTGGATCGCCAGTAGAACCAGTACCACGTAGGAATGCACGGTCAACAGCGCGAGCAACACGACGAATCATACCGTCACGGATAACAGGCATAATTGCTAGCAGAGCATCTTCCTCTTCTTCATAAGCGGTGTACTCGTTAGTAGCAACCTTATATGCGTTTAGAGTGATTTCCTTTAGGGCGTGGGTACCATTACCACCAGCGCTTGGACCTGCGGTGCCTAGGCTGGCAGGAACAGCACCAAAGTTGGCGTTAGTTACCCAAGTAGCAACACCTGCTTCTGGGTTTACAGGAATTGTCATTACGTTGGTCTGCATAGCGATGTTGCGGAATAGTGGAGCAACAACTAAACGACGACGTAATTCAGCTTCCATGTTTAGGCTGACTTCAAGTTCCCAAGTAGCGCTAGGTACGTGTGCACCATACTTTTGAACCATTTCGCGACCAAACTTGGTGCTTTCTAGGCTCTTACCAGCCATCTTAGCTAGCAGAACTGCCTTTTCCTTGTCAGCATATTCCATGCCCTTAGCACCCTGTGGGTCACCAAATTGCATGCGGCTCTTCTGAATTGCTTCTAATTCAGCAGCCTTCTCTTTTAGAGCAGCTTCTAGACCTTCTAGGGCCTTCTTGCTCTCGGCTTGTGTATCTTGTAGACGCTTCTCTACTTCGGCTAGTAGCTTCTCAGCACCAGTCTCGCTAGGAGTAACGGCTGCAACAGCTGCCTTGATGCGTGCATCTAGTTCAGCTTGTACCTTCTCTGCGGCGGCTTTTTCAGCAGCAGCTTTAGCTTGTTGTTCAGCTAGAGCCTTTGCGGTTTGTTCGGCGGCCTTGGCAGCAGCTTCAGCTACCATCTTTTCTAATTCTTTTGGATCCATGTTCCATTCCTTGTTAACATCGCTGTTTGCTTTACCAGAGGCTTCTAGCCCTTTAGCTGAGTCGCTACTTTTTGCAAACTGCATTTTAAAAGTTTTAAATTCTTCGGCCGTGTCAAACGCCTTAGAGAGACTAAAAATTGTATTTTGATTTGCTGGCACGCTAACCACTGAGATTTCGTGTAACTCCAGCTCTTTTACCACAAACAGCTCTGCGGCTGAATTGTATTCTGCATCGGCGATGCGGAAACCAATACTAAATGCGGTTAGGACACCATCTTTTACCAAATTGAAGACGTCCTCGGCTGCTGCAGAGATACGGGCTTTAATCCATAAACCTTTAGAGTCGATTCTGTGCTCAACCATTCTACCAACGGGTTCGCTGTGGTCGTGGTATGCAAGAATTATCGGGTTCTTTAGATAATTCTCCATGCCCTTTTCCCAAACAGCGGTAGGAACGACGTCGCCCTGTCGGTCGGCGTCGTTTGTTGAAGCATAACCTTCGATCATTATGCTGTCAATTTTACCGTCTGCGGTAGGTAGATCTTCACTTTTGGTAACAATGCTGCCACTAAGATGCAACAGTTTGTTCTTTTCTACCATATTACCCCTTTATCAATCTTTACTGGCTGAGGGTCTTCCGCCAGTGGCTGGATTTGCAGCCGATCCTGCAATATTAGCAGGTATTCTTAAGTCATCGTTGCCGGTAATAGCAGGATAACGTAACTCTTGTCGTGCTTCATTTGGTGTTATAATGCCTGCATTTACTAATGTAGAGTGATATGCTGCTAAGTCTTTTACGTCAGGCTGTAATGCACTAACTGAAGTTGTAACTGGCTCAATATCGTATCCAAAGAAACGCTCTAGGGACGAACCAAACTTTCTTACAACTGGTAGCACTGTTTCTAGGTAAAACAGTCGCAAGTTAGGAGCAATGTTTGCATTGTTACCGCCGGCTAGTAGGATAGGCGGAACACCAATTGTTTGCATGATTTTTTCACTGTGGGTTTTAATGCCTTGGTCAAACTCCATGTCGTTAAACGAAGTTTGTGCAATTGGGTTAGGCTTTAGTCCACTGTCTAAGATTATTGGCTTGCGTCCACCGTTTTTAGCGCTGTACTTTTGCATCCAATAACTAATTGTTTTTTCTTTAGCAACCTGACTTAGGGTGTTCTCCGTTGTTAGCACTAAGCCAAACACGGCACCGTTATCAAAGAACTGCTCTTGAAACTGCTGCATTGAGTACAGCACGTTCATGGAAGCTTCTGCGGCTACTAAGCGGCTTGTGCCGCGATATACACTTTTTGGATTTAGGTCGCGAAAGTGAAATACTTCGTTTTCCTTAAACTCTACTAAACCACGGTATCTGTAACCATGAATAAACGTTTTTGTATCTGTTAAGATGTCAACGTTGATTGCTGGTAGGTGGTAAAGAAATGTGCCGTCAAAATGTATGAATACGTTGCCTTCAACAATCAAATCAGTAAAGATTGCTTGGCGAAATTCTTGTGCGCTTTGGTACGGATTAGGACGAAAGTTAAGTAAATTGTTTAGTGTTTTCTGGCGAATGCCATTTACTATACCGTCATTTACTTTGTCTTTTACGTCGTAATCCATGCTAGCTGCGGCTGATACTAGCATGTTAACACCACGGTTAACTACGTCAATTTTCTCAAAGGCTTGCTGATAATTAATCTTAGCGTTAGTTGTAACGTAAGTGCCTTCGGACTGTGCAATTCTTTCTTGCGCAGGATTTAGTTTCTCACGAAACCATTCTGTGCTTTTTGTAAACCAATTCATAAGTTCCCTTTAAACAAACTCGCTGAAAAACGAGCCGTAGCTGCTTTTGGGTACTGGTTTACCGCCAGACAGATGTTTCTCACGCTGTATTCCAATCCAGCGCTCTTGTCGAGCTTCTGAACCTGGTTGTGGAGTCTTACCATAAACTCCGTGTAACGCTACATGATGACGATTACAAAGGGTGTAAACTTTGTCATATATCTCTACACGGTGCTCACTAATAAACTCATCCCTAACAGCTAAAATACCTTCGTCTGTAGATATGTCGTAACCTTTGCGCTCAGCCCATGTCTCTAGGAGTACGGTGATTGAGTGTAGGTGATGAAGCTCAAGGTCTTTCTGGCTATCGCAGATAAAGCACTCGGACTTCTTTTCGTATGCTGCTTTGGCTCGGTCACGAACCCACTTTACAGGAATACGTTTATTTGTGTTTTTTGCCATTTATGCTAAGCTGCTACGTAACATCCAGCAGTGTTTTTGGAAAGCGTCTAGGCGCTCGGCCAAGAAATTACTAAAACCGTGATCGTGTGCTTCTTCAGCACCTTCATACGCAGTTTCGATAACAACAATCATTTTTTCACAGTCTGCATACAACTCGTTTAACATAGCTTGACTGGTGTTAGCGGTGCTGTCTTTGATCTGTGATAGTGCTGCTAAGTTGGTTAAACCAGCAGGCGCATCTGTTTGTAGTGTACGAATTTCTTCTGCAAATTTGTCTAGGCTGTCGCCTAGTTCACCATAAATGTCGCCGAAAAATTCGTGGTACATGGGAAATAACAATCCACGTACGTTCCAGTGGAATCCCTGTGCCTTTGCGTATAGCGCATATTGCGAAGCAAACGCAATTTTTACTGCTTGTAAATATTCTTCTCGTGTCATTGGAAATTCCTACCTTGATAGCTTGGACTTTACTCCACTAACCAGTATTATACTCTAACAGCAAGCCCAAGTCAATGTTTAAATTTTTCTTGGGAGTAGGTTCGCTGTACTCAAACCCACTTTTTACACCGTAAAGGTGTATAGTGCATAACGCACAGCATCAGCCATGTGCGAGTATTTATCGTGTAGCGGGCGTTCACGTTGCAGGTTTTCACGAGTGTCCCAGCGGTACTGGTCAAACATGGCTAACACATGTTTGCAGTGTTGGGCAATGCGTAAGCGGTCTTGACCCACAAGCGTTTGAATATAGGCAATGCCGGGCAGCACGTCCTTTTTAGCACGAGTGGTTGCCAAATTGTACTGATAGGCAAGGTCAGCACTAAACTGTGCAGCTGCACTATCAATAAATATGGTTTCGATGCCATAGCGCGAACACAGTGTCTGAAACTCCTCAGCATGCTGTTGCGTAGTACGCTCCGACTCTAAATACTCGTCTACTATGTAGAAGCGATCTTCGCTGGGAACGTAACACACCACCACAAACGCAGTTTCATCGCGATAGCCAGGGTCACAGCCTGCAAAGAATTCGCAACCACGGCCTTCCATAACCGAAGCCGGTAGCTCCGCGACAATGTTCGACTCCGCTAGTGCATAAATCTGGCCTTCAAAGGTGGTAAAGCTGGCC